TTAAGCGGTGTCTTTCTAAAATAATCGACACGTCATCCCAAACCCTCTAAGAGGTACTACCATCATGGACTAACTAACTGCACTATCCCGTCCCCATCCGAACCACTATACTGGGCTTATAAGTCCAGTCTGACCCTGACATGCGATAAGCACCTGAAGTCCTCACAGGTTGAGCGACCTCTCCGGCAGCTTACGAAGTTCAATCAGTAGAGTTCACTAAATCCACGCAGACGTACTAGACTCATCGCTATGAGTGCGGCCACAGTGCCCTCTAGGCTTATGTTGTGGATTTACTAAACCCTATTACCGAAGAAAGGAGATGCCACTATGGTAAAAGAAAAACATATTCATAATAAGTATGAGTTAACTAGAATTATAACCCAATTGCCGTGCGGTACTATCCTCTACCGTATCAAGGCATTACGTGACATCTGTGAAGGTGTTAAGGAGGGTGATTTAGGTGGTTGGGTCCAATCTGAATGGAACTTATCACAGGTTAACACTTGCTGGATCTATGAAGAAGCTAAATGCTATAGCAGGGGGCGTGTCACAGAACGCGCTATGTTGTATAACCATGCTGCTGTACATGATCTTGGTATTCTCATAGAGGATGCAAAGGTAGGTGGTACTACCATCATTCGAGGCATTACTGAGATCGGTGAGGATACGTGGCTGTATGGTTCGGATGATTACAACTGCTTAAGCATCAGGCGGAATCAGGCACGTTCTAATAAGTATCGTTATAACCCACTGTATCGTGGTTATGACGAATTCCCTACACACTTACCTAAGGATCGTTAAAATGGCCTATATACATCTTCGAGAACTTCATAAGACAACCAACTCAGCTGCGTCTGATCTCCATGAGATGAAGCGTCAGTATTCTATGGCTGTCCGTAATGGTAACAACCTCGCGATCTTGGAGCTTGCTCATGGTGTTAAGCGTCTTGAGATGGCTTACACAATGCTCTTAGAGCTTGTTGAAGATATGGAGAAGAAGTTATGATTAATAGAGTTAAGATCTATCAGTGTGATCTCTGTGTCAGTTCGACTCAAGAGGCCGATAAGTATCTCAATCGTTGGGTTGTACTACCCAGTGGCAAAGTTGTTTGTCCAGCCTGTGCCGAACTTATCTCAGCTCGGACAATAGATGCCAGCACTTCCCGTTTGCGCAAATCAACAGTAATGGATAAGGGGATCGGATCATGAAGATTATAATTCTTGTAGTAATGATGTTTGTCTACGACGATGACGGTGGCTACATCTCCCCGACACGTCATGAGTTTGTTCAAGACTCTATGGCTGCATGTCAGATCGCCAAGGAAGACACCTTGGAGGCTTACTATGCTCATAAACGTACCAACAAGACAGGTATTATGATCCTATGTCGTTATAAAACGGAGTCTTCCGATGACTAGTACGTTGAAGCTTGACAGCAGACTCACTCACTTACCGCGGTTCAACAATCGCAATATTGATATCCGTCCCGAAGACTTGAACTTTAGTAAAGTCGGGCTGGCTGTGACGGATGAGATCGATGAGATCTATAAGCGTATTGCTATCGCTCTCGCTGATATGTTTGAGGCTAAAGGCTTAGTTGAGATTGAGTCGTTTGTCTATAACATCAATCTTCACGGTAGAGTAATCCATCATCAGGTCAATGTCTTAGGACGTAGCCCTGAGACTGGTCAGCGCTACTCTGTCTATCTAATGTAATTGGAGGTGACACTATGTGTATCTTACCGGGACGTGAGTACCATATCTATCGTCGTTATCAGGGGGATGACGGCGTAACTGGTGAGCAATTGACCGAGAAGCCTCTTATCAGTGGTATCTGGTGTGCGATGCAGACTATGTATCGTATGTCACTACTCCCTGAGAACTACTTGCTAGACGCCTACCTTAAGCTAGTATCTTACACAAGTGAGGGAAAGGAGGTACTCTGTGCCGCTATCCTCTTAGAAAAGGCAGACCCCACTCGTACTTACTTCCTCCGGTATACTAACGGTATGACAAAGCATACATATGATGTGTGTACTTTAAATAACGGTCTCTGGTGTGCTATCGGTACTATGTGCCGTTACCGTGAAGAAAGAAGTACTCTATTCAAGCATACAGATGGAAGATTATACTTAGGCTTCTATCAAGGCAAGTCAGTAATTACCAAGGTAGTACTTCAATTAGGGGCTACAGGATGAAGACTACCATCATCCGTCGTAGAAGAGTATGCGTCACTCATCGACTTGTAACCTCCCGTCGACCTACTACATACCCTCATCGTGATTGGGGTATAGGTCGTAACCCCTCAACCCGTTGGATTAAGCCCCGCACTGTATCACAGTCGCATCCTTTTAACCCTCTCCCACCTCTGGAAAACTTCCACGATCCTGACTACAACTCATTGAGGACGAACCTCCCCAAAGTAGCAGACCCTTGCGTATCATATTCTGACTACATTAGAGGTAAGCATTAGCTGTCATTGTTAAAGAGGTATCTTTCCATGAGAAAGAAGAAATCTGTCTGGAAGAAGTCACTCATCTACAGCCTAGGTAACGTGATTGCTATAGGTTGTATGACTTTCACAGTAGGTGTGGTCGTGGTGATCTTAATGTACTTTGAGTATCACGGTCAGAAGTGTGCTGAATACCAGCGGAACAGTAGTTTCATGGTTGGAGATATCATCTTATTGAGAATGTGTCCAATGCCTGATGAGCTTGTAATAGATGCTCTTGTTGAATCTTACTCAGATGGAGTCCCTGATGTATAAAGAAATCGTAACTGCTGCTATTGATGTCTTCGGTAATCGGACAGCTGCAATTGAGTGGTTCAAAAGTCCTAACACTATGCTTGATGGAGATACTCCTTTCGAGCATTCATGCACTGATTCTGGTGCGCATAAAGTCCTAGGCGTCCTTCGTAATATGAAGCATGGCCTTTCCTATTAAGAGGTAGTTGTTATGAGTCGTAAAAAGAGTAAAGCTTCTAAGAAGAAGACGTCTATCGCTACGGTAGACGATCGCATAAGTGTTGACATGCCCCGTGTCCGTGCTGACATACCGATCAACTGGCGGCACTATAAGACCTTCGATGAGGGTTTTGAAGATCCACAGTCCATCGGCCAGAGTGAGGCTGCAACGATACGCGCAGGGACGGTGGCGCGACGGGACAAGTCGATGCCAGATATACCCCGCTTCCATGCGGACGGGAGTGACGAGCTAGGTCTACTAACGCCCTACCCTCGAATAGAGAAACCTCCTTACGGGAAGGTAGCTCTATTCGTCGGTGTGCTGGTGTCAATCTATCTCATCAGTGCAATCCTGCACCCTGGCTCATCGGCCACTATTATAGGAGCATTTGTGTAATCAACTCAGGGTATTCTCAATGAGTACTCTGACTTGGTTGTACTGAATTCCAATCTGTATGATCTTACTACCCACTAGATATGAAATCTGTTCTTATACTTAACAGATGGATGTGGTATGGCAGTATTACGAAAAACTATTGGAGATAGTGTTATGCGGTATACAAGGATTAAAGCTGTTGTAGAGGGCGTGGCAATCGCCACTAGCAGTGAGATAGGCCATCTTGAATATGCCTCAGATACTACCATCACAAGTGAGGAGGTAGCATCCGACGTTGGTGAAGTCTTCGGAGAAGTGCTCTCTGCGAGTGGTATTCCACTGAAAGTGTGCTGTTGAGCACCGGTTTATAAGCACCGTGAACGCGATAAACGTAGCTTTGTAAAGTCTTAGCCACCTCTGACGCTAACGTTGGCCAGAGAGCTTCCTAGGGCCTCTGAGGGGCATTCTGAGCATCAATTAGGTAGGGTAATTCATCAAATACCTAGTGATCTAAATCATAATGCTAAATCTAACTACATGTGTTATGTAAGCTAAGCTAGTCTCTTACTTCTACTGATCCTACTAACAACAAATGGAGACACAAACAACGATACTGGTTCGATTCCAGTGACGATGGCCACTGCCTGACTATGACAGAATACCGAGGTACGCTATCGCAAAGGCACGTTAGTTGCGGCGGTAGGTTCAAATCCTGCTAGGTGTTTAGGGGTCTCAAGAGATTAAAGCAACAAGATATATCTGCGGGTTCGAATCCCGTCTTCCTAGACGGAAGTGGCGGAAATGGTATACGCATCGACTATTAGTCAGGCATCCAGTCGTAATAAAGGAACCTGTCACACATTTTACCTTAACAGAATGAGGACAGAGCTATGATGCTCCAACCGAAATATTCTGCGGCAAAGCCAGTGCTAAAAGGGAAAATTAAACCTTTAGCTAAAGCGATTAGTAACTCCAATACTAGTCACTTACAGACCGTACCGATACCGGAACACTTATCACCTAAGTGTCGGTCTATGACGATAGCAGGTCTAGAGCGTGAGTTAAATCTCCCAGACTCTATACTCTCTCAGGATATCAACCCTGAGCTAGCGTCTTGGCTAGCTGCTTATCCCTTACAGGATGAACCGCTGAAGAATAATTTTTGTGTGTACGACCCTGAGGTTGATTATAGCAAGGTTTACGCCTTTGCGACTAAGAACTCTCAGGCTGCGAAGAGAACTGATCGGGTTTCCAAACCGATGCCTCCCACTTGGGAGAATCCAAATCCTGTGAAAGGTTGGCATGGCGATCGCTGCCCTACCATCATGGAGCTACTGAATTATGCTGAGAAATCAGCTAATTGGGATGCGGAGCGGTATGAGTTCTGGCAAGATAAGAACTGCATGCTTAGCCCCAAACGTCAGGTAGATCCTTCCATTGCTGCGAATGAAGATACCCATGAGCAGATTGGTCTCGGTACTAACGATTTGGTTTGGTATGTGGGTGAGTTGGTTCGATACGACTCTTGGCTAGAAAGCCGCAAAACTACCGAGCGTAACAGTAAGAATGAAACAGTACAGTTGCTTCCTATGCCTTCTGGGCTAGAGATGTTATATGCAAATGTGCCATGGACTTCAGAAATACCTAAAGAAGTCCTTGCCATAGAACATGGTGAATATACTCGCTTTGAGGCTTGGTTGAAAGACCACGAAGTCCTCAACCCCCGTCGTGAATATGTGTATCGTAATCCGCTGAAGCGTTATCTTCATGCAGTGAAGCGTTATCATAAGCATGGCGAAGGTAGCGGCGAATCGCTAGTTAAGTTGTATACTCGGTTAGGTATACAACCAGCCTTCTTTGTTCCTTTAGCTCCACCGAAGCCTATAAAGAAGCCTATAAAGAAGTTAGGTTGTAACTTTATCCTCGTCGGTCCTCCACGGGATGCATTCGTGGCTAAGGTTACACGTAAGATCGAGGCCTTGGCACCGCCGAAACAAAAGTATATCCCTAGTGATGAGGCCATCGATGAGTTATCTGAGAACCTCTCACACGGTATGTACTTCTCTCAATCAGTTGCTCGCATCATTGCTGAGCATACTGCGAAGAAAACGGTGCAAGATATGCTTCCAGCTATCGAGTTTAGTCTCCGTGAAATGGTTAAGAAAGAACTGAAAGCAATGTTCAATCCGAATGATATCCCTACCACTCTCCACGGTAGAGGATTCAGCACTACGAATACTGGCATCTTAACAGGTCAAGGTTTCGAGTCAGTGCGTCGTTCGGACATGTTAGACGAGGTTAACAAGGCAGCAGGCTTGAAACTCTGTTAATGCCCCCTGTACTACCATCATAGCACACTCATAATACCCCTAGAAGCTCCTGTATTGACCCACAGGGGCTTTTACTGTCTGGTCCACAGTAACTGGTGTCCTCTCACCAGCCCACCACAGAGCGCTCAGAAGCCACTGTGGTAGGGGGTATATCGATTAAGCAACTGAGGATATGATCATGAGTAAAGTACTAGTCCGCCACCATATTCTTAACGGCGGCGAAGTTTGGTTACAAAGACGTCGGACTATTCCGGCGATGTTCTGTATTAGTTCTTGGTACGACTGGTATAAGCTTGATACTGAGCTTTACCGTATTGATGTACAACTTAACAAACTCTGCGCTAAAGTTGAAAAGCTTTTGGCTGAACGAACTGTTGTTGAGAGAGATTTGAAGTCCGAAAAGAAAGATGTAGACCGGTGTACTGGCCAGACCAAAGGAATAGGTGACCCTTTCCTAGTTGATCTGAATCAGTTGCCTAAAGATCTAAGCAGTATCTCCAAGCCTGAAAAGCTTTGGAGTAAGGTATTAAATCCTCGACTATATGCACGTGCCTCTCAAAAGGGTACTACAGACCGTCAAAAGCATATTCAGGGTCAGGAAGGTGGACGCTCTGTATTCCTCTCTGAAGAGCTAGGTCAGTTCAAGGATGTTGTAGTAGAATCTACTGGAGCCGATACTATCGTCCCTTATCGTCACAAAGATAATGGGAAGGGTGGCAAAGGTAAAGGTAGGCATGGTAAGAATCGTATAAAAGGTGAGACCGACGCTGAATATCAATCCCGTCTGGAGGGTCTCCGAAATAGTAAGGACGAACAGTTGCAATGGTAAGCGCTATCTGTTTAGCGGGCAAACTCAGGTCGTAACCCTGATGCGAGAGCCGAAGTGTTGATTCACACACAGCCAAGCCCTTAGCCAAGACTAGAGGGACATTGGTGGAGTTAGACAAATGAGTAATACCAAGGACTACAGCGCCAATGTATAGAGCCTTGTTACTTAGCGTCCACCGAACTCATAAAGAAGTTGTTAACTACATGCTGTAATGCAGTATGAATGGTAGCATCTTCGCTATCGACTAAAGGTATATAATCATGGAAAAGTTATTTGATCAAACTGCAGCTCTCTGTAAGAAAGTGTGCTACATCGCATTGGCTACGTTACTATTGCTAACGCTGGTTGATCGTGCTAATGCAGGAGAAGAAGTAGCCAGTGCTGAGGTCATTGCACCAGCAGCGATAACAGTACAGACTGAAACTGATGAAGTTAGTGGTCTGACCCGTGTTACGGTCTATATCCGCACCTTCATCAAGGATGTGCAGGATAAGTATCGTGATATCGTTTCCACCGATACTGAGGCAACTGAGCTCCCAAAGGCCAGCTAGTCTTACGTCCCCCAACACCGTTCGACAATGCAGAAATTATGTGCCAAGCAGTTAACATATACTACGAGGCACGTGATCAATCTGTACTAGGACAACGTTGGGTATTAGATGTGGTACGTAACCGTGTAAGAAGTAAGCGGTGGCCTGATACATACTGCGGTGTGGTCAAGCAACGCTTACAGTTCAGCTGGTATAACTCCGCAAAGTCGTGGATGCCAGAAGATCCAGCAGAGTGGTACGGCTACCTTAAAGGCCGTATACACAACACTGCTGACCGCATGGCCCTTGAAGAGGCTATGTTTCACGTTACGTGGTACTACCATCAGCAACCTCTCGACCGCACCGGTGGTGCAACTAACTACATGACATGGAACCTGTGGAATACACACACTGTGTCGTGGGGTGAGACGTTAGGTATTGCCGGTAGAGTGGGCGATCACATCTTTTTCTTAAGTGAAGAGAGGTAAGGCTATTATGTTAAATTTAATTCTTTTTCTCCCGAAGGTAGCAATCTTCGGGGCTACGATGGGCAGCGTGAACTTCTTTAAGAAGAAGCGCAGCTCTGACCTTCCCGCACATATTCATCATGTCATATTCGCACCTAAGTTCGGTGTTGATATGAAGAAGTTGATGAAAGGTATTGAAGCTGTTCTAGGTAAGGATCTTGAAAATACTATTACTGAGCTACCTAACGGGTTTAAGCCAGGCCGCTCTATCGGTATGGGTGACCCGACATACACTGATGCTGAAAGCTTGATAGAGGCTGCGCAGGGGACGACATCCGTAGATGATGAATTCACTATCTTCCACCGACCTCGACTACGTACCCTGACTGCGTTGGTGTCGCTCGACACATTGATCAAGCTCAAGACTTCTAACTGTTTCAATATCTACGATGATGACGATCATACACAGAGTATCTACGAGAATCATCGTCGCTTTAAGCGTGAGAAGTTCTTAAGTGCTGCTGTCAAGGTGCTGTGTGGTATGGGTGAGTTTGAGAAGGAGTGCTTTGAGTGTGAGGAAGATCTCATTAATGGTGGGTTAGATTCCGATGGTGACTGTTGCAACTGTGGTTCTAGAATAGTCAATACGGAACTTCTGAACGATACTATTAACGAACTGGAAAAAGCAGCAGCCTAAAGGTGAGGAGGTGAGGTATGACCACACTGCGTAATAAAGGCAAGGGTCAGAGTATGGAGAGGGAAGACCATACAATGTGTCGTGTTAAAACTAAGGCAATACAGATTACGATGCTAGCGCTCATGCTGAATGCTAGCTTTGTCCTTCTCTATATGTCAGGGATGTTAGAGTTTAAGAAGGAGAACTTTGATATCATCGTTACGACGGTGCTTATCAGTTCTGATCTATTACTATTTGCGTTCTTACACTTCTTTACGGAGAAAGGTTAATGGCTGAAGATACAGAAGGTGGTGGCGTAGTACCTGGGGTGTTTGGTGGTAATCATAATATCGAGCATCTTATTAAGCATCTTAGAGACGATGCTAAACCTGAAGGCCCTGCACTGGTGATGTTTGAGAATAAGGATGGCGAGTTCGTCCCTATTGTCCTTAACCTCACCACTGAGGAGCTCTGCCTCTTTAAGGAGATGCTGGGAGGTATTATCCGTAGCATGATGAATGGGTCGGAATGGGAGGAATAGTAACACAATCGTAGGGCATTCGCAATAGTGTCCTACCGTGGTGTAACTGATGAAAGGAGTGACGTGTAATGAGTAAAAGTAATAGTGTAAAGGTAGCTCTCGAAGAGATGGCGGGCAATGCCCCCAGCTACCTGTTGTATGGGAGCGGGATGCTCCTCCTAGGGGTAGCTTTCTTGTTTGACCATCTTCACAATGCCACTGTGTTGATGGGTAAGAAAGCGATCAATAAGGCTTTCCCAGTAGGCCAGAAGAGTGAGGTAGTTGCTCGAGCAACAGCCTGCCACGCTGAGAAAGAACGAGAGCCGGCGGTCTCTCGAGAGAGAATAGATGACGTCTCTGAGGTCAGTCCCAAGGCTGGATCAGAGACTACCATCATTGATGAGCAGCCGTCTACTGACTCGTCCTCTACTGGTGAGGTGACGCCTCTTAAAGCCTCTGCTGAGGTTCAACTGCAAGAGTTGAAGTTCGACGCCAGCCATTCCACCTCTGAGTAGCAAGGTTCAACTCCTTGACCCCGCTAATGCTGGGTAGCTATCGGTAGCTGCCAGAGATATGGTAGGTAAGAAATGCACCAGCTAGTATGTAAGCTGGGCAGTGTCACATCCTAAGATGATTGCCCTACATGGATTCCAATCTAAGTAGCATCTTTAAGCCCTGTGGTACTTAAAATAGAGATTGCCAGAACTAGGGCTGAGCGTTTCCCTAGTACCTGTAGAGGTTATACTCACTACTAACCAACCTAACACCAATAGGTTGAGGACTACCTGATTACTTGCGTAGTACCTGTACTTTAAAACCGTTGCTTGTAATCACATCTGTCACAAACGAACTGTGCATAGCTCTGAAAGGCCCTGCATGAGGACATGGCAGGTTATAAATGTACTACCACACGAAGTCTAGGGTCTTCATCCCTAACCTCTCAACGGGTATGCCTGCCTACCACCAAGGGCTTATATCTTCCCAGCAGTCTGGGGTTAAGGTGTAATAGGACTGTAGCGGGTCCACTAGAGAGGTTAGAATAGAGGGCCTTAGGCTTCATCCTAAATGTAATGTCATGAAGGAGATCTCAATTGAAGCTTTTCATTGAGAAATACTTTGGTCTGGCGGTAATTGTTACCTTGTGTCTGAGTGCAGGTGCTTGGTTTAACATTGATCGTCACAAGTCGGAACCCTTAACGCCGACTACTAGCAATGCGCCTAAGGTCGGGTCGGAAGTCGGGAGCAAGTCAATTGTTCTTACGTCCCCCAGTCCTCTGGGTGTAGATGAATCTAATCCCAAGCAGACAGAGGAGGAAGTGATGGCATCTATTGTCCGTAACGCCTGTCTCCAGCGGTGCCCTTCAGGTACCGTGCCTGTGTTTATTGGTGATGAAATAGTGGGTTTCTTCGACCATGTGTCCGCACGTATGACTGATTTCACTCTAGGGGAGCGTCTTAATTTATAGCCGTATTCCTCCAAAGGAGGCTTATATGCAGCACTACGCCGTGAAGTTAGCAGCTAAGAATGACTTCCTCAGCTTGTATCCAACTTTTAAGTGTGATACGACTGCTCTCTTGTCAGAATGCGACGAGGTATTACGTTCAATTCCAGTGGACAAGCAGAATGTTGAGATTGCTAAAGTCATGTTAAAGTACGAGCTGTTTACGGAAGCTGATTGCTTCGAAGATGACGACGGAACCACTGATGAGAACGTATCTCATTAAGCTAGTACTCGTCTCACAGGAGTAAGTGTATGAATACCACTGTACCTAAGCGCACTGGTACAAGGGAACGAGGAGCTGATAACCGGAATAGCTCCTCAAATGAAGGTGACGGATAATACACACACCTGAAGGCCAAGCTTGCCTTAAACGCCAATTAAGGTAGGATAACTAACCCCCTCCAGGAGAATACATGTTTCCAAACCTGAGTTACCCTTTCGCATATGCGTGGAAAGGCACTATGGTGTTTGTTATGGGTAGATATTACCATAATGAATACCTCAAGACCCGTCGAGCTAAGTTTGAACACTTGCTCAACGGAGATCCGCAAGTTAATGTATATCATTAGAGGTTGATATGCCCGAAGAAGAAGAGAAGAGGTTGCGTTTCGGTACCATTGCATGGTTTAAGTTTGCATGGGGCTGCTTACGTTACAAAGGCTATACAGCCGAACACGTCGCAGTAGACACAGTGTCCTCTGCACGTAGCTATGGTACGTCGGCATTACTAGTAATGGTCAATGCAAAGTTACCATGGGTATGGCCTGCACTGAAAGGTATTGTGACTAAAGTCGCAGCCTTCTTTGCGGCCCTGTTTGCAGTTGCGAAGGATTTCGTACTGCATAGTTAAGCGTAATACCTGTATTACTTCTTAGTACTCTCAGGCTGTACGCTAAGGTGGGATTTACACAAAGAGTCTCATCTTAAAGTACAGTCTGTTAAGAGCTAAGTAGGAGGGTTACATTATGTATAACCCCAAGCTAGATGAAGTATGTAAGGAGTTTATACACCTTGCAATTAAGCATGCAGGTCAATATCATAGCATATGTCTGGAAGGTCAAGTTATCGAGCTTACCTCACCTATGTTTAAAGGAACTGTCGACCAGATCGTACCCTCGGTCGTAATTGACTGGAAGTAATCTATGTACTATCTAACAGGAGAATACATATGAAAACTATACATGTTGATGAAACTAAACACGAAATAAGTTGTCCAATAGAGAAAAGGATAACAAAGGTAGAGACTTCTATCCTAAACTTATCCTCTTACCTCCTATACTTTCCTCTGTAGGCTTGGTTGGTAGTCTTTTTACGATCTCCCTAAGAAAGCATCACCGTGTTAGGAGTAAAGACTGCAACGTGGCATCCTTGCGAATACTTAGTAAGGTATAGTTACATTATACTGTTATATTTGTGTATTGAATTGAACTTGTGTTGATTCCCATAGTCTTATGTAGAAGAAGAAGAATAACTACATGAGGAGAACCAGCTGTGGGAAAGGTACTAGAATCTAATGTGTGTCCGAACCCCGACTGTGGCAGCAGAAGCGGCTATAAGATCTATGAAGGGGAGAATGGTTCTGGCGATAATGCACACTGTTTTTCTTGTGGTAAGTACTTCCACGACCCGTATCAACGGGGCAGTAACACTGTTGAGGGAAGTAATACTGAGCATAAGAAAACACCTACTGTTCGAGGTCCGTCTCATGTACTGAGTATCAGTAGTACTGACGAATGTTTACACCACCCTGTTCGTGAACTTAGCGGCAGGGGTATCTCTCATGCTTCTTGTGAGAGGTATGGTGTAAGAGTGGGGCTTGACTCTAGAGACGGGTCAACCCCTATCTTCCATCTCTATCCTATGTCCAAGAATCGCGACATAACAGGATTTAAACAACGTGTCTGTTCAGACAAATCATTCCGCTCCATCGGCGACTGTAAGAACGTCGAACTATTCGGAGCTAACGTTGTAAACCCCACCGGAAAGAAACTATTCATAACTGAAGGCGAATTAGATGCCTTATCCCTATACCAAGTCCTTAAAGAACAGTCTAATATATCATGGGAACCATCTGTGGTATCACTCCCACATGGGTCCAGCAGTGCGGTTAGAAGCATCTCAGAAAATATGGATCTCATCGACGGCTACGATGAAATTGTTCTTTGTTTTGATCAGGATTCTCCTGGCAAGCAAGCAACACAAGAAGTCTGTAAAGTCTTAGCTGGTAAAGTCTTCGTTGCTAAGTTCACTGAGAAAGATCCTAACGAGATGCTTGTCAAAGGTAAGGGCACTGACCTTAAATGGGCTGTCCTCACTAATGCTAAGAAGTATCAACCAGATGGCATCCTTGATGCAGGAGATTGCTGGAGTCGCTATAAGGACTCTAACAACTCTGTCTGTCACCCATACCCCTCCACCATGTCAGGATTAACCGAGAAAACATACGGTTGCAGGCCTGGCTCCATCATTACAGTCACCTCTGGCTCAGGCTGTGGTAAGACACAGTTCCTTCGAGAGCTCAAGTACCACTACTATCAAACAACCGACTTCAAGATTGCTGACATAGCACTAGAGGAGGACGTAGGGGATACTATTGGTGGCATGCTGTCTTTACACCTTAATAAAAGGATAACCCTCCCAGATGTTAAAGTTACTCCAGAAGTTGAGAAGCAGGCCTTTGATGAGATATTTAGTTCTGGTCGTTTTACCCTCTACGATTTCTTTGGTGGTATGGATGACGATACTCTTTTCAGTAAACTCCGTTACTTTACCTCTACCGGACATAATATCATCTTCCTCGATCATCTTTCTATCATTGTTTCTGAGTTTGCAAGCGATGGTGGGGAAAGAGAAAGAATAGATACCATAATGACTAAGCTAGCTAAGCTAGTGAAAGAGACTGGTGTAATCATCTTCTTGGTGGTGCATCTCAAGAAAAGTGACTCCTCTAGACGATCGTTCGAAGAGGGAGCCACTCCTACCTTAGATGACTTGCGGGGCTCAGCCTCGATCAAGCAACTCTCCTGGGACGTTATAGGTCTGTCCCGCAATCAACAACACCCTGATATACACTGTGCTAATACTACAGAACTCACAGTCCTCAAGTGTCGCTTCACTGGACGTACAGGTAGCGCTGGCTTCCTTAAGTTCGATGAGACAACTGGACGAATGCTCTCTACTATAGAGCCGGCTAACTATAGGCAAATTAAGAAATGAATGATTTAGAACAGTACCAAATAGATGCTATGAAGTTTGCTGATTTCAAGCATGAGGTCTACCCATTTCTAGGCTTACCCGAAGAAGTGGGAGAGTTCCTTAGACTATTTGCTAAGCTCTACCGTGGTGACTATGACAGCGTATCTACTGACGATGTCCTTAAAGAGGCTGGAGACGTCCTCTGGCAACTCACAGCATGCTTAGACACTCAGGGCCTTAGCCTCTCTCAAGCTGCTCAGATGAACATAGAGAAGCTTACAGACCGTAAAGAGCGGGATGTCATCAAAGGCTCAGGAGATAACCGATGAGTGATTCAGGATACGGTGTAGCGTGTTGCAACAACCCAGATATACAGTCTAGTACTCACTGCGACTGGTGCAATAACTGCGGATGGTCTTATGACTATATCAACAATGAGGAGTCTCCTGGATAATGAGAGGACAATGGCACGGCGGTAAAGGTACAGCAAGACGTCCAGAAGACAATAGTAAGATACTAAGCAGATGGCCCTACCAAGAGCCTGGGGAGAGTAAAGATGACTACTTATTGCGAATGCGGGAACTTAAGTCTGGAAAGACTGTCATATAAAGTATATTGCACTAAGTGCGGATTCACGAGGTACACCTGATGAGTAATAATAATGATCACATCTTCTTAGGTACTGACTACAAAGGTGAATACGACGATGTCTATGTGTCTCTATCAGATGTGCATGAGCTAGAGAAGCAAGCCTATCAAAGAGGTTTGCGGGATGGTAAGCCATGTCAAGATTAGTATTCGACCTCGAAGCAAATGGGCTGTACGATGAAGCAGATACGATCTGGTGCATATGTGCAGAGGACTTAGATACAGGGGAGAAGTACGAATGGACAAGCGAACTAAACAAGACAACTACGTACTCCTTTATGGATCAGGCGACCGAATTAGTCGGACACAATATCCTGAACTACGACCTACCCCTCTTAAAGAAGCTATGGAGCTGGGAGCCAAGTAAAGATGTTAAAATCACTGACACTCTGGTTATGTCGCGTCTGTCAAATCCAGATCGCCCCAAACCATTTGGTTTTACCTCTAAGGGTGGACCTCACAGCCTTGCATGTTGGGGATATCGAGTCGGCAAGGGTAAACCTGGACACGAGGACTGGACAGTATTCAGTCCCGATATGTTACATCGCTGCAAAGAAGACGTGGGAATCAACGTCCTCACATATCATTCACTTACCTCTGAACTGACCCCGATAAAAGAGTGGCAAGATGCTCTTGACATAGAGTACAGGATCGCTAAGATAATCTCGGAGCAAGAGCATTATGGAATATACTTTGATAAGCCAGCGGCTGACAGCCTCATTGAAGAGCTTACACACAAGATTGATGGAATTGATAGAGAGCTGGTTCCCTCTCTTCCCAGTACAGTCAAGCAGCGGGGAGCAACTGTTATGGCTCCTTTCACAAGCACTGGTAAGTATACTAGGCGCTATCGGGAAGACATTAGTTATTGTTCTGGTCCTTTCACTCGTGTTGATATTATCCCTTTTGACCTTGGTTCGGTCGCAAAAGTAAAGGACTACCTACTATCACACGGCTGGGTTCCGGAGAACTGGAACTACTCTAAGCTGACAGGAGATAGAACCTCCCCTAAGCTAGAGGGAGACTTCTATGGTATCGAAGGTAACTTACCTACTAAAGTGAAGGAGAGATTGACATGCAGGCATCGTCGCTCACAGATAGAGGGCTGGTTGAAGTCCTTGAGACCAAATCAGACTTTACCCGCTGGAGCGAATCCATGTGGGACAAATACTGGACGGATGAGACACTTTACCGTCGTTAACATCCCGAAGGCTTCGGTGAATGTTCCCTACGGTACCGCGATGCGTTCCTTGTTCATACCCCGTCCAAACTACAAGCTGGTTGGACACGACGCCTCAGGTTTAGAGTTGAGGATGTTAGCCCACTACATGAACGACGCTGAATACACCCACGAAATCCTATCAGGAGATATCCATGAGTTTAACCAACGAGCAGCTGGACTTCCAAACCGCGATGCTGCAAAGACTTTTATCTACGCATTCATCTATGGTGCAGGGGATGCAAAACTCGGATCGATTATTGGAGGATCTGCCAATGACGGAAAAGAGATTAGAGGAAAGTTTCTCGACGCTATCCCTAACCTTGAAAAACTTATCAAACGAGTTAAGCGCGCAAGTAGCAAAGGCTGGCTCAGAGGTCTGGACGGTCGCAAAGTAATGATGAGAAGGGGTCCTGACGGCCGTGTAATGGCCCACAAGGCACTTAATACTCTTCTCCAACACTCTGGAGCCATAGTAATGAAACAGTCTTGTATCGAACTATGGGACGACGTAGCAGCTAACGATATTACAGCACATAAGGTGCTTGATATGCACGATGAAGGACAATCTGAGGTTTTACCGAAAGATGTTGAACTTTACAGTAAGTTAGCAGTCAAATCAATTGTAACAGCAGGCGAGCACTTCAACCTAAACATATCACTTGACGCAGAAGCTAAGGTGGGTATGAATCTAGCGGAGACGCATTAATGGGATGTCACTAGAATATGAGGAACTCACCATGCAATACGGATGTGTAACATGCGGAGCTGAATGGTACGGATACAAAGAAGCGTGTCCTGTATGCTCTAAAGAGAAATCAGACCCTATAATTATTAAGGGCGAAAAAGACATATGAAAATTGAGGATATAGTATGAGCTTAATAGCAAGAAGTAGTAAATCAGCCAGTACAGCGGATCATCCAACTGCTGGCACGCATATGGCACGCCTAGTCGGTATTACAGATTTAGGTCATCAGCCAGGGTTTGTATACGAAGGTAAAGAGATCGAGTCTACCTTTAAGATGGAATTCACATATGAGTTAGTCAACTCTCTTATGGCAGACGGACGTCCACACTGGGTATCTGAGCAGTTTAAGAATAATGACTTCGTACCAGATAAGCCAGGCGGTTTCATCGCTACCATGATGGCTCGTGTTGCAGCACTGACACCTGAGTCTCCTGTTGATACTGACGTGTCTAAGTTGATTGGTAAGCCTTGTATGGTTACTGTGTCTATCAACTCTGGTGGGTATCCTAAGGTAGCTGGTCAAGGTGCAGTCACAGGCATCCCAGTAGGCATGGATATTCCAGCCCTAGTTAATGATACCTTTACCTTCGACATGGATGATCCTGATATGGACTTGTGGGAGACCTTCCCAGAGTTCAAGCAGAAGCGTATCAAGGAAGCATTAAACTTCGAAGAGACTGAACTTTTCAAACAGGTAGCGCTTCAAGGTGCATTCTAATGAGTGACTGTGACTCTTGCTGGTATGCTAATAAGGGGTGGGATTACTGTCCCATCCACTATCCAGGCAAGCAGACAGAAGACTGTCCAGCTTATTGTCGCGATGATGTTTGTACTGTTGAAGAAGAAATCAGACAAGAGGATAGCTAGATGTACTCTAACGATATCATTTTTTGCCCTCACTGTAGACGTTCTAACTATGATCATCAAACTATCTGCCAATGGTGTGGAGAAGAATTATGACATATAATAAGATCTGGTTAAAGTATTCAGATAACACTCACTATACTGTATGTGTACAGGAGCCTGTTGATAGATCTGACTTTGTAGAGTATGAGCTGTCTCAAGATGAGCAACGAGCGGAGTCTGGAGTCTACGGATGAACGCATTCTGGATCTGCGATGACTGCTACACTAAGAATACGATAAAAGATAGCTTATGTAGAAAATGTGGGGAGAGAAGGTGAAAGCACTAATAGACTTCGACATCTTTTCCTACGAGTTCGGTAACTGTTCAGATGCAGAGTATCGACCACTAGCCTGGCCTCTAGTCCAAGCAAGACTGCAAGGACGTATAGACAAGATCTTAGAGGCTACTGGAGCTGATTGTTACCAAGGTTATCTGACCAGCTCAGACAAGTCTAACTTCCGGTACGACATAGCCACTATAAGGCCTTATAAGGGCCAGAGAGTGTCAGAGAAGCCTCACCACTATGACAGGATAAGATCCTTCCTAGTGGAATATAGAGGCGCTATCATGTGTTACGGTCAGGAAGCTGACGATGCCATGTCCATTGAGCAATATAAGTTGCTAGGGAAGGAACCAAGCGACTGTCACACTGTCATAGCTACAAGAGATAAAGACCTAGACATGGTACCTGGTTACCATTACAACTGGGGAGCGGGGAAGCAAGTTGAAAAGAACATGTGGTTCCAAGATAAGATCGGCGGTCAAAGGTGTTTTTACAAGCAACTACTTACTGGTGATACTGTTGATAACATCCCAGGCCTCTTTGGTGTTGGGAAGTCCAGCTCTCATGTTAAGCGCATTGATACTTACGATACCGTATATGATATGTATAGTGCGGTACTATTAGAGTATAAGAAAAGGTTCGGGAGCTATGCAGAACAGTTCCTGACAGAGAACGCTATCCTCTTGTGGATGCGAGAGTTTGAGGACGAGATATGGAAACCTCCAGTTTTGACTCCCTCTACAGAGCAGTAATAGAGACGGATCAAATGATGAAAAAGAAGCAACCTAGCTTCAGAAGTAAGTTAGAAGAAGACAACGCTAAGATACTAGACCAGAATAATATAGACTATGATTTTGAACCTAAGTGGGGGAAGCTTAAGTATATAGTTCCTGCTAAACAGTGTACATACCTGCCGGACTTCTATGTCCGTACACGTAGCGGGAAAGAGATCATAATCGAGTGTAAAGGTATCTGGGTCTACAATGATAGACTTAAACATCTCCTCATCAGGCTACTTAGGCCTGAGTTGGATATTAGATTTGTCTTCTCTAACTCAAAGAACAGAATCAGGAAAGGCAGTAAGGCCTGCTATGCTGACATCTGTAATGGCAAAGGCCGTGGTGACTTCAAAGGGGTTACATGGCAATACGCGGACCGTAAGGTTCCATTGGAATGGTTAGAGGAGTAAGGTTATGGGTTTTTGTCCCTGGTGTGATAGAGAGATCGCTTTCAATGATCACGATGTAGTCTTCATCGACGGTCAAGAATACCACAGCCGATGCGGCTCTCAAGTAGAGTAACAAACATGTTCAACTTGATAACGACCTTAGAGGTTAATCAAATAAAGGATACTCTACAGGAATTATCAGCACTCGCTGACCCTTCTGAGTACAGTAAGAATGAAGTAGAAGAACTTATTGAGCTACTAGGCTCTTTAGAACCTCTGGATACAGAGACAGTATTACAACTTAATAAGGAAGACGATAATGGAAGCACTAATAAGTGAGTTTGAAGCAGTACTAGGTGAAGTGGGTGTAGATCAACGTGATGCTCTCGTGCGTGTACGTGACCTGATTGATTCTAAGATTGGTTCGTTTGTAATAGAGACAATAGAAGTAGGTGAATAACATGGCAGCAGTAAAACCGAAGACTACTAAAGTAGCCAATGCCAAGGTTGCTAAAAAAGTACCCCGTAAGACCTTACGAGACTATAGCTTTATAGAGCAATGTTTAGTCGTGATCATAGGCCTGAATGTGGTACAGATAGTACTGGGTTGTTAAGTATAACCCCCGACATGTCTTAAGTAATCCGTCCCGATTGGGACACTGTAGAAACGAAAAAGCCCCAACGTCCATAGAGGATGCTGGGGCTTTTTTGTATCTGTAAGAAAGTGATCAGGCTAGTATTAAATCTCGTACACTGTATCCGAAAAAGAGTAGTGAGGCTAAAATGAGGGCTCGAAAGGACCCAGTGATAATCTTCTCTTTTAACAATTGCTTGAGTTCCTTCTCAGCTTTATGTTCTTCGATTAGAACACGAAGATATTCATGCTCTATATTGTGCTGTTCCTTGTTCTTTTTATTGTCATCAGCTATTTGATTCAGTAGCTTCAGTATTTCCTTCTGATTATCCATTCCAGCACCCTTAGTTCGTGTTATTCTGCCACGTTCTGAAGATCTTGCACATATTGAGGGGTTCTATCGTCAAACAGATATTCTTCTGCACCTGTGGCGAATGCGCCTGGTACAGCTATTTTAAGGGCAGCACGACCAAAGTCATCTAGATTAAGACTACCTTCGTCTATACTTGCCATTGCACTCTTAGCAGCGCCTTCACCGAACTTCCACATATCATTGATAATGGGTCCTGTGATCATCCTTCCAGCTCCGCCGGATCTTCCGCTAAATACCTCTTTAACCACGTCACCAGCAATACCTGCACCACCAGCGTTCATATAGGCACCTAGGTATCCAGCTGCGGATACGAGTTCATACTCTTCCCAGTCACCTGAGATCCACTTACTGAGCATGTCACGAGGGGCACCTACGTATCCTATAGCACCCATTACGATTAATGGCTTGATATCACCCTCACGTATAATAGGTTCTACAATATTCTTCTTAATAAATCCTGCTTGCCAGAGAGAGTAGCTCTTAAACATATAGAATGCTTTAGCCCAAGGACTCTGAGAGAGTAAAGGTTTATGAGCTTTACTTGCCTGGAAGTTTACAGTGTTAGAGAACCACTGTGATCCCCGTAGCATCTCTTCTTGAGAGATAGCGAGGGCAGGTTTAGCGGCCTTTGGATCTATCGCGGTGTTAGGGTTGATTCCCATTTCAGCTAACTGGTTTTGATACCTAATTAACTTCTTCTCCTGTCTTCTACTCAGGCCGTTAGAAGCCTTCTTAGTCAGAAGCTTAGCAGTATTAGTAGAGATGTTCTCAATCATTGCCTTACCGATAGCAGCACCGAGGAGTCGTTGACCTTTCTCAATGGCTAAGAAGCCTGTGCCTCGGAGGAATGCGGTAGTGAACTTGGCCGAGTTACCACCCATATCAGCCAGCAACTGCATCATTGTACCTTGATACGCAGCACCTGTAGCTTCAGCGAACTCTCTACCTTCTTTAGTGAAGAGGGATTGCAGACCCTTTGTGTATGCTGAAAGAGCCTCCACAGAAGAACCTGACATACGAGAGGTCAGAATAAGACCGTTAAAGGTTGCTTGTGGTACGTTTGCTACCTGAGCGAGGATAAGGTTGGTAGACTCTAACCCACTCATAATATTTAGGTAGGTATGGTTAGAATCATCTTTTAGTGCATTTTTAACAACTTGAGATTCTGGACTACTAACAGCAGTGTAGTAGATCTCTCTAGCTTCTAGTCCACGGGCATTATTCAGCTTCTGTAGTTCTAAGAGGTCTTTACCAACGTGACGACCATCCTTACCGAACCACTTGTTATATTGCACAGCAGTGTAGACTTCATCAAGGTACTTCTCTACAACAGCTTGTGTGTTGTGGACCATGAATGGCTGTAGGGCTTCTTCCAGTTCATCAGGAATCTTACGCGCCTTAAATGATCCAGGCTTACCCGCACCAGCAGTCTTACCCTTCATCTGATAGATGTAGTCGATAGACTCTTTAGTTAGGCTGAAACTACCATCATCATTCTGCTTGTACCCACGATACTCTGATGTACCGTCACTCTTCTTCACCTTAGATATCTTACGATCTCTTCCAGACAGTGCAGCTATTATGTTCTCAGCAGTTTGAGAGT